GAACGCAATTTGGTATTGATACTTAGCAATAACAAGAACGGCAGCAGGGATAGACTGGGGAAGTAAAACGTCATAAAGGGAGTCATAAACCCTGCGAAGAATGACAGAAGAATCGTTGTCCAAGTTGGTGACCACCCACTTTCGAACTTCTGAGAAGTTTTTTTCTTTAAGATGTTTGATAAGTTCATTTATTGAGATATCCGAGAACGATGCGAGAATGCCTGAATCAATTGTACCTCCAGTAGAATATCTTTGAAGGGTATTAAGGAGTTGCCTTGTATCTGGAAAGTAACTTTTGATAAGTTCAAGAATGACTTTCTTATCATATTCAATATTTTCCTGTTCAAGTATGTATGACATCCGTTTAAAAACATCAGACATCATTTGTGGTTTTTCTTCTTTCAGGATTGGTGTGTATTTAAGAACTACACACCTTGATTGAATTGGTTCAATAATCTTGTTTAAGTTATTGCAAGTAAAAATAAAGCATACGTTTTTGTGGAGTTGCTCAATCACCCCACGAAGACAAAGCATGACATCATTAGTTGTCCCATCAAACTCATCAAAAAATACTACTTTTTTCTTACCATTAAACAAAGAAACAGTTGTTCCAAAATTAATGACTTGATTGCGAATAGTATCCAAATACCGACCTTCAGATGAACCATTCAAAAACAAAACATCTTGTTTAGTAATCTCACAAAGAGTTTTAATTGTTTGAGTTTTACCGCATCCCTGAGAACCTTGAAGAATAAGATTCTGATTCAATTGTCCTTCACCAACAACGTTAAGAAAAAATTCCTTTACACTTTTGGTAAGAATCAAATCTTCAACAGATTTTGGTGCCCATTTTTCAACCCACAAAAATGGTTTATTATCAGTTAGTTCCATATCAAAAATAAAAAATCAAGTGTAATAATAATTTGGAAAAGATTTGCTTTTCATTCTCCAACTTGCAGCATCCCCGTGGATACTAGGCATTTTAGCACATTCTTTCACAGAATCATAATTGAATCAATATTAAAAACAATATTTTTCAACTACATAATTCACTTTTTCTGGTTTATCTTCCATCCAATATGCCTCATGTTCCATTTGCTTTGAAGCAGTGGACATTTTCATAGATTTTTTAATATCCTCAAATTTAAAATCAGGAAGAGGCATATCCTTCACATTGATATAAAATGGTTTATAACCATTGCACATATGTGCCATATGAACTGCTTCGTGGTAAACAGTTTCATTCACATAATGTTCAAGATTATATCCACTATTTTTTATATTTTTAGTGCATATAATCATTTTATCATAATGCCCATACCCAAATATATTTTTATCTTTGCAATATTCAATATTTTCACGAACTGGATATCCAGCACGAATAATATTGCCAATAATTTGTTTTCCGATGGGGGTCAGGTATAAGAGAAATTCCATCAACCAAAAGTAGAATCAGGTTCCAACGCAATATAATAAGTCAAATTGTATTTTTCACTTGTAAATTTAGAAAGTAATTTTTCAGAGATTACTACATCATAAGAACCTGGAATGATCTTAATATTTTCAACCTTAAAGTTGAAAGTGAATTCATTATCTGTTTCACCAACAACAATTGAGTATTCGTTAGATGTATCGTTCTTTTTATCCCTTACAACAAGTCTAATTTCACCATTTTCCCCAATAACAGAAAGGTCTGGCAATTTATACACAGCAGATGCCTTAATGACCTTATCCAATTGCGAATGTTCTAGTTGAAAACAAACATCTAAAGATGGAAGTTCAATGTCTTTTTCTGGTGGTGATACAATTACTTCTGGATCTGCATAGAAATATTTTACCTTTCGTTTTCCTTCACGGATCACAATGTGAGACTCATTTGTAAAATCAAGTTGTGGATCTTTATGAAGAGAAAGTCCATTAAGAAACTCATTCAAATCATAAATGGCAAATTCACGAGTGAATTCTTCTGAAATTTCTGCTTCTGCAAGGATATTTTTCATCACAGAAATAGTTCTGAGTTTTGAACCCTTCTTTACAAAAATAGATTGGTTAATAGAAGCAAAATTCTTAAGAATGTTAATAGTATTTTCAGTTAGTTTCATAGATGTTTTTATCTTCACTTGTTTTCAATAAGGTTTAGATGATTAATCAAAAGGATAGTGTAATGCAAAACTTTAAACAAGTCAGCACGAGGAGTTCCTTTTGTATCATAACGATCAATATATTTGGTCACATTACCAGCACAAAATCCTTCACGACGATTGTGCTTGATCTTATCAAGAGTTTGTTCTGTTCCACCACCAACTCTATCTACATAATGCTGATTGTAAGTTCCCTTAATGTACTCTTCTAGTTGTTTTAGAATCTTGTCTTCATTGTATTTCCAAAAATTATTACTAAAATTTTGACTGGATGGCATTGGTTGATAGTTAAATGTTTCATTTCCAGGCATCATAAAAAATTCCCCTCCTGTAGTGTCAATTTTGTCCTCTCTATTAATTAAAAAATTATATTCGTTATAAGATTGGTCACTCATAGTAAAAATAGAAAAAATTTATCCCTTAAAATTGTATCAGAGTTTTTATTTTTGGTCAATCCGCAACTTTGCTGAATCCTTTGTTCTTTTCAAATTTAATTACTTTATCGAATTTGTCAATTAACTCATCAGTCTTATGTGATATAACAAAAACATTTGAGTCGGAAAGATTATATCTTATGATTTTTGTAAAATATTCTGTTCCCATAAAGTCCAAAGAACTATCAAATACTTCATCAAGAATCAAAAGATTTGTATTCACTGAATTTTTTATCCTTGCAATTTCTCTCCAAGTAAAAAGAATAGCAAGATTTATTCTCATCTTTTCACCTTCACTAAAAGATTCGTAAGAAAAATCTTCGTGAATTGGTGATTTAATTGTTTCCTTAAACTCTTCATCTAAAGTGAAATTAATATAGAAATCCATCATCTGCAAATATTTTTGTATTTGCGTATTCATAAATGGAAGATAATTTTTAATAATTTTACTTTTTATACCACTATCTTTCATCAAGAAATGAACAAAATCATAATATGAAATGTTTTCTTTTAATTTTGCTCTGTTTTTCTTTAATTCTTGCAATTCTTTTTCTAATGAATCAAGAACTGATTTTTCAGAATTTCTGTTTTTAATCTTACTGGTAATGTCTTGAATTTCATATTCAAGTTGTCCTTTTTGTTTATTAAATTGAAAAATTTTAGAAACATTGTTTGATATTTCATTATTTAAAGAAATAATTTCCCTTGAAATTTTATTAAATTGATTTTCTCTTTTTTCTTCCAACTCTATAGTTTTTTTTAATTCACCATATCCATTATTAAGTTCTTCTATTTTATTTTTTGTTTCTACAATTTTATTTAATCTAAATTCCTCTTCTATATTTTGGGTACAGGTAGGGCATACCGTATTATTGTTGAAAAAATTATTTTCTTCCTTAATTGTTGATATTTTTTGGGATATTGTTCCTTTTAAATTTGAAAGTTTTTTTATTTTTTTAGATGCATCAACCAACTGTTGAGTTTTAGGTTGCAATTCTTCTTCTATTTTTTTATTTTTTATTTCATTTGAAGAATTTATATTTTGTATTTCCAAATCAATAGAGATTATTTGATTTTTTTTATTCTGTATATCTTCCTTTCCAGTTTTTTCTATAGTCTCTATAAAACTTTTTTGCATTTCAATTTTATCTTGAGTCATTTTTTCTTTTAACTCAAATTCTTTTATACTATCATTTACATCTCTAATTTTTTCTTTAATTACAGAATTCATAGCAGAAAAAATCTTGATGTCCAACAAATCTTCTACGACTTCTCTTCTATTTGATGTACTCAACTGCATAAAAGGAACAAAAGAAGCACTTCCGAGAATAACAATCTGTGTAAAAGATTTATAGTTTAACTTAAGAATATTTTCTTCCAATTGTTTTTGTTGATCTGAAGTTGCTGATGCTTGATCCTGAAGAACATTATCTATCCATATTTCGAAAATATTTGGTTTTATTCCCCTTATAACTTTGTATTCTCTACTCCCTATTGAAAAAATAATTTCTACTTCACAATCTTTAATATTAGTAGAATTTATTAATTGACTTTTTGTAATTTTTCTAAATGCTTTGTTGAATAAAACAAAGCATAATGCATCCAAAATAGTGCTTTTCCCAGAACCATTTGAACCCATTATTAAGTTAGTTTTATAATCGTTAAAATTAATTATTGTCGGTTGATTTCCAGATGATAAAAAATTACGATACGTTATTTGTTTGAACAAAATCATTTTTTCTTGGTGGTATTACGAATTCATTTGGGGTTATTATAACATAATGGTATCCATATGACTCACAGGTGCTTATGGCTATTTCTGGGTCAACTTCCACTACGGTCATCTTTGGATAGTCTTCTGCCTCCAACAGACCGATATAACGGTAGGCATCATCTTCATCTTCAAAGAAGTATAATGCCTTTTCGTTTTCATCGTCAATTACTGCATATGCGCCTTCTTCTTCTTTTCCTTCTATTGTTAATATAAACATTATTCTATTTCTAATGCTTCTTGGTATACTTGCCTCAAAAGTTTTTTAATTTTATTTTTATTCAAATTAAATTGAGACTCTTCCACATATTTATCCAAGATACTCATCGTATCCTCTATAGGAATATCTTCACAGGATACATCTTTATCATAAACATCTACTGTTTCTATAACCTTTAGATCCAATGGATTTTTTTTAATTAAAGAATCAATGTACTTGTCGAATTTCAGTTCATCTTTTTTATTTTTTATAACAACTTTTATCATTTTATTTTCAATTTCAATGTCGTCACTATCAACTAGATTATTTTCATCATAATATATTTTTTCAAACATTGTGTGAGAATTTTTATAAAAATCTAATTTGTAATCCTCTGTATCAAATATATGAAATCCCCTCACATCATTGACATCACTCCAAAACATTTGATATGGATTTCCCAAATAAAAAATCTTTTTATCATTACTTCTTGTGTGATAATGTCCAGAAAAAACTCTGTCAAATTTTTGAAATATTGCCTTATCCATACCAGAAGGGTGTACGTATCCTGGATAAACTGTAAATCCACCCAATTCTAAATGACCAAATACAACTTTGGCATCTGTTTTTTCTAAAAGTTCTAACGTCTTTTTTTGATTTTCTGAACAAATCCAAGGAAGAAACACTGTTTCCATACCTTTAACGTTAATTTGAGTTGGTTCAGATATTTTTACAATATTATCGTACCTATCAAGAAGAGTATCTATGGAATTAATTTCGTTGGTATTTTTATAGTATGCGTCGTGATTTCCTACAATACTATAAACTTTAATTCCCAAATCTCTGAACTTATCATAAACATTTTCTTTTGCCCACTCTAAAGCCCAATAATCAATACCCTTACGATTATCAAAAGCATCCCCTAAATGTATAACTGTTTTTATATTATTTTTTTCTAAAGTTGGAAAAAATATATCTTTATAAAATTTAGAAAAATAATTGTGAAAATCTTTATTTGCTTTTTTAAAATTATAATGGGTATCAGTAATTAATCCTATTTTCATTGATACAATTTGATTTGAATATTGTCCTTAATGGTATTATAGTCGGAACTTCCAAAAAGTCCATCATCATCCACAGTAAATACTTCTTCGTATCCACTTCTTTCAATAATTTTTTCTTTAATTTCTATTTGTTTCTTTTCTTTAGAAATCCTACGCAAAAAAGCGTAATAAACTATCTGAGTAAAATAAGCAAAAGGATTTGATCTATTTACATCAAAATTATGAATATACTGAACGCAATTTTCAATACCATCAGATATCATATCCTCACGGAACATATAATTGACAAAATTTGGACGATATGACAGGTGTGTAGCAATCTTCAAAAAACAATTGCCAAGATAATCAGGTATTGGTGGTTTTCCCTGCCAATGCACTGATCTCTCTTCTCTTGTTGGTTCTTTACCAAATTTTTTAAGGTATGATTCATCTACCTTTTTCTTATACACCAATAATGATTCGTGAAAATCTTTATTATTAACGTAGTGAGGATTCTTTTTTACTTTATTCATTTTTTGTAGAATATTTTTTATTTTGTTATGTAAATTATACCACAAAAATCAAAGTTGACAATAAGATATCAATTCGAGTAAAATCACTCTGTTAGGTTTGAAGATAAATTATATCTTAATTACCTCTATAAAGTTTTTCAAGTTTTATTCTGGCATCTGCTATAGATGAGAGATATCCCATATTTGGAGTGATCTTAGATCTACCAGTTTTTCTATTTTTCTCCTTTACATACTTTTCATATATTTTAATCAATTCTTTATCTTTAGTTTCAGTCATTGTAATTACATTATCCATATCCATTATAAACATAGATTCATCAGTCAATCTAATCCAAGGATGGACTTTTAATCCAGACATTCCAAGTTGTCTAATATTAATAGTTTCCATCATTACAGGATTATCTAATATTAATAATGTTCTATTTTCTTCTGGGCAAGGACAAATCTTACAAAATATTTCTTCACCAGAAACTAATTTTAGCACTGCATAGAACTCTTCTTCCATTTCCATTAATCTTTAAAGTTAATTTGGATAATTTCATAATTAAATTTTTCTTCATTATAAATTTTAATTCTTTCAATTAAGTGGTTAAGTGTATAGTTTTTTCGAGATTTATAAGTGCAATCATCAGCAATGTCGTAAAGAATTGCCTGTGTCTTATTGTCACCTTTTCTCAAAATTCTTCCGATTGATTGGAGATTGCGGATTCTAGACTTCGAAGGTGAAGCAAAAATAACATTATGTAAATTCTTAATGTTAATTCCCGTACTAAACGTGCCGTATGAAGCCACAATAATTGCATTATTTTCTTTTTCAGTAATTTCTCTTACTTTTTCTCTTTCTTCAACATCCACCCCACCATAAACAAAAAATATTTTTCTTTTTTTTGATGCTGAACTATTTATAAGTTCATAAAGTGGCATCCCGTGAGTTTCAACTCTATTGAATAAAACTAAACTATTGCCTTTTAAATCCAATACTAAATTTTTAATAAAATTATTTCTTTTATTGTGGTTAATTAAATATTGTATTTCCTCTTCATACTCATTAAATTGCTGTTCAGAATGTTTTAGGAGTAAAACTTTTATTTGAAGTTTTGATAGATGACCACTCTCAATAAGTTCTTTTGTTTGAGTAACTTTGTATGAGGGACCAAACAGTCCCTCTAACACCCACTTGTGGGTCTGTGAACCGTCTAGAGTGCCCGTGAATCCATATCTATACTTCGCACTATCTAACTTGTTCATAATTGCTATTAGAGACTTTGATTTGAACAAATGTGCCTCATCACCTATTACAACATCAAATACTTCAAAAAAAGATTTTTGAAGATTGTAAATTGATTGCCAAGTAGTAATCACAACATTTTTATTTGTTGTTTTTTCTTTTCCGGAATATATCTTGTGACACTTTTCATTAGAATCCCAACCATATTCTTCAAAATCTTTATACATTTGTTCAACAAGAGATGTAGTTGGCACCACAAGTAAAACTTTTAAATCTTTTTCAACGAAATATCTTGTTATAGAATAAATCATTAAAGATTTACCAGAAGCAGTGGGAGATATTAATAATTTTCTATTATATTTTAATGCATCATAAACTGCATTGATCTGATAGTCCCTTGGTTTGTGTTTAGATATTTTATTCATATAATCGGAAACTCCTTCATAAGAAATCAATTCATTTTCTTCAAATGGAGTTCCATAAAATTTATTATTTTTAAACTCTACTGTGTAATTATTGTTTTTTGCCCAAGATACTATTTTATCTAAAAGACCAACATAAATTTCACCAGTATAATTGCTATATAATCTTATTTTTCCATCCCAGTGCTTACTACGATATTGAGGCATAAACTTTGCACCAGGGACATCAAATGTGAAATATTCTGACAATTCTTGATGTATATGTGGTTCTGTTTCAATTTTTAAGTATATTTCGTTCTTTTTTTGTATTGTAATATTATTCATATCCTGCAGTAAATTTCATATATTCAATAGCATTTTTAATCTGATACGTTCTATTAAGTATTGTTTTTAATATACTATCCAGGTAACTAATCATAGTTTGATAGTAATCAATTTTTGACATGGACTTGATAATGTCTCCATCTGCATCCATATACTTATCTATGTCTGGTTTCAAAACCTTATGGTCAAATGGATTGTTCTTATATACATCTGGTTCTGATTTTCCAGAATAATACATCCACTTTTCTTTTCTTAAAATTTTATACTTATTTTCTTCTAATTTTTTCAATAAAATTATATTGTTGTAAATTTTATAATATTTTGAATGTAAAGATGGTATTTTTAACGACTCTTGATGTAAGTTGTCTGGGTCTATTTTAGAATCTTCTTCCCATAATAATTGAATTTCATCAATATTCATAATTTGATAATATCGTAAAGTGTATATTTAAAAACTACTTCTGCAGTAAGATAATTTGTATCTGTTATTTTAGTATCAAAATTAACTGTAGACAAAGAAACAGGAAAAAGACCTGTAAATCTAACAATAAAATTTTCTTTATAGTTACTACTGTAAATTATTAGATCTCCATTAGATTGCCCAGAATTGGCATTTTGAATTCCTGGATTTATTTCATCGGAGTCTAATAGTTCCTGATACTCATAAACATTTTCCGGATATCCAAAACCTCTTAACCAATTATGAACAATCGAGTAATTTTGCAAGTCTTCATCTATATTGAAACGCAAAGTTAAATCATCGTAGGATAATTTATCCCCAGGAATTGGTATATCTTTCAAATATGTTGGTTGCACTGCAACACCCAAATTGATTCCAGGTATGGATGCTTCAGAACAGAAAAAATCTACCTTTGGATATTTTTGCAAAGAAAACTTAAACCAACTAGGAGATAAAAAGTTTCTATTACTAATTTGGGAATCTAACATAATTATGTTTTATTTCTATTTATTTCCAATAAAAAAGGGTCCCCTTCTGGGAACCCAATTATTTAAACCAATATGGTTGTTATCACATAAGGTTCTTAACGAGAACTCTTCTGTAGTAACGGTTAGAATTGGTTTGGATGCGACCAAGTGCTGATGCAGCACCAGAATCAACTTTACCTTCTGCGAATGGGTTAGCAACAAGACCATAACGAGTCTTAAATCCAATCTTGGGTTGGAAGGTATTCTCACCAACTGCACGTACCATCTGGAGAGGTACATATGGGCAGTAGAATAGACCTGCATCATAAGGGGAAGAACCCTTATAACCTACAACGTAGTACTGACCACCTGTAGCACCAGTTGCTGGGTTACCAGCACCACCCGAATATGGGTCAATATAAACACGATACTTACCGTTCAGAACACCAGCAAATGTATTGCCAGTATCATCAACGTTCAAGTTAGCATTTAGTGCAGGGGTGTAGTCTAGGAGACCTGCCATTGAGAGTGCAGAAGCAACATCCGAAGAACACATAATGATGTTGCCCTTTCCTCTACGAGTGCGCTGAGCAATTGCGTTTGCGTCTCTTTCAATTTGGAAAATCAGACCCTTAAACTTCTCAACTGACCAACGACCGTTGGAGTCGATATCAAGGTCAAATGTTCCAGAAGTTGCAACGTTATGTTGAGCACCTGTTTCTGCAGTTTTATAAATGGTTCTGATGACTTCACGGTTGATTTCAGCAAGAATCTCTGTTGAGAGAATGTTTGCCAATTCTGCTTCAGCATTCAGACCGTGAATTGCCTTGAGGTCTTGTGCAAGCTCAAGTGAATACTCAGCCTTCAGTGCTCTAGACTTTGCAGTAACTGTGACCTTTTCGATGGAGAATGCCATCTCATTGAACTGGTCATTACCAACACCAAGTCTTTCAGCATCGTAGGTGGACATTCCGTTTCCTACGTTATAATCTTGCTGACCACCACCGGCACTTAAAGCACCTGGATTTGAACCAGATTGACCAGCAGTAGTACCAAAACCTACGTTTGCTTCTACTGTTGGGTCTACAAAGTAACCAGCCTGCTGACCCTTTCTTCCAGAGAAACCAGTATTTGGTTCATCGAAGAATGCCTCTTCTCCTGTCTGTCCACTATAACGTGAACGCATTGCGAAGATAAGTCCAGTAGGACCGTTCATTGGTTGAACACCAGCTAGGTCATATGCGACCAAGTTTGGCATTGAACGACGAATTAATGAAATGAGAACTGGATCAAAACCTGCAACAGGTCCACCGGCAGTAGACTGACCTGCGAATCCAGATCCTGCTGCTGTTGCAGCATTACTTGCATAAGATGCTTCTCCGAGGAATTCTTTTTCCTCACGAAGGAATTTTTCTTGGTTCTCCAGGAGAACTGCGGTTACCATTCTACGATGCGAATCTTTAATTGCATCGAGACCCTGATAATCCAGGAGTGGTGCCCACTTCTCCTGCAGATGTTCCGCATTGAACATTTGCATTTGTTTTACCTCTTTAAAAAAACGTAATTAGTTTGATTTTTTTATAATATAAAAATCACTTTTTGGAAACTCTGCTAAGTGCATCCAGATAATATGACATAGAACCAGAAACTGATTCACTGAAATCTGTCTCTTCTGCAATATAATCAGAGTTATCCCTTTGAGTACCAGTGTTTCTTGGGAAATATGATTCCCTCAAGGTTACCAGTTTCTCACGATAGTCTGCTTCACTATCAAACTCAACATTTTCAGCAAGAGAAGCGAGCTTATCTTTCTGAGAAATCGCAAGACCCTCAGAAACTTCTGCAAAAATTACATCAGCAACTGACTCTGCTAATCTTCTATTAAGAGCAACATTTTTTTCAATTTGCTCGTTGAGTTTTGTCTCCATTTCATCAAGTTTATCTACCATACTCTCAAGTACATCATATCTATCTTCAGGGATTGTTACATAATG